TCGCCGCGGGCGGTGTTCATGGCCAGCGCGTAGCCTTGGCGGGCGGCATTGCCTTGGAAGCGTGACGCGGCCATTTCGTATTCCGCGGCGGCTTTGTCGAGGAGCGAGAAGCCCGCTTGGAATCGCTCGGCCTCGCCCTTGCGGTAGAAGGCGCTGCGCTCCATGTCGGCTTTGTAAAGTTCGTCGGCCACGCCCAGTTCCAAAAGTCCGGCGGTTTCGGCCATGATAGCCAAGGGAGATCCGGCGCTGGTCACGCCCGCCTTGCCGTAGCGGGCGCGTTGCTCGCCCAGCATGCGCTCGTTTTCTTCGCGCATGCGGCGGGCGCGTTCGCGGGCCTCCTGCTCGACGCGCAGGGCTTGGTTGTCATACTGCGCGGCGTTGTTGAGTTGCGCTTGGTATTGCGCCTGCGCGGCATCCGCCGCCATGACGCTCTGGTTGTAGGAAAGCTGGGCTTGGTATTGCGCGGCCTGCGCCTGCACTTGGGCCTGCTGCTGGGCGACGGCGTAGTTGTATTGCGCCATGCGCGAGGCGGCAGCGGCTTGCTGCTGCTGGCCGTAAAATGACACGCCCGCGGCTCCGACGCTGGCAACGGCGGAAACAATGGCGGCGGCGGCGATGATTTCAGTTCCCGTTCCCATCACAGTCCTCCAGAAGTGGGCAAGCCATACCAATCAAGCCCTTGACGTCTTTGCGAAATCCGGCGTTTTCCAAGGTGCGAGCAATGGCCGGAATGGTGAAAACGCGCATGATCCAATATCCATTGATTTTGGCCTCGGCCTTGAGAAACGCCAAAGCGAACAAAAGCGCACTCTTGGCGAGTTTGACGGAAACCCCCCCCTTGGTGATCGGGTACTCGGCAAAGCAAACGCCGGTCGAGTTGTCCATGTAGAGCCACACCGCGGCGACATCCTCGCCGTTGGCCTGTGCTACCACGCCCAGCTTGGGCAGAACATTAGCGGGGATGCCGACATGCCCGTGGTCAACGCACCACTGCATGATCATGGGGTGATCTTTATCCGGATCATACATGCGAAGCTGTAGCAGCGGGTCACTCATGGGTTTAGTCAAATCACACTAATGTCAATCGCCAAAGGCGTCGAGCTTTACGACCAGAGCGCGGACGGTCAGCGGATAGGGCAGGGTTTGCCGGAGATACAGGTCGCTCGCGTCGGAGTAGTTGCCCGCGATGACCACCTCGGCATCGCCGGAAAAGGGCGGCGGACTGGCGTCCATGGGGTCGTCAAAATCTCTCGGATACACCCACAGCCACTCGGTCCCGTCGGTCGAGAACTCCCCGCCCAAGGACTTGTAGAGGCTGACCTCGGCGCGGTTGATCCGCTTGGTTCGTCCGCGGGTCGAGCCGTCTTGCAGATCGAAGTCGAACTTCATCGGCAGGATGGTCGAGGTGAAGGGCAGACCGGCCAGCACCTTGGTAAAGGTTCGGTCGAGGGTGATTTGCCCGCTGGCGACCACCTCGTCCGGCTGGACGGCCCCGTTGGCCAAGATGCCCACCGTCTTGCCGTCAAGATGCGAAAGTCCCGTAATGGTCGCGGTGGCCGCGCCGGAATAGCGTTTGGCACAGTCCAGATACCACCAGTCGGCCTTGGTCTGGGCTTCAAAGTTGGCGCGGTTGTCGGCCTTGAAGCGTTCGATGTAGCGTTTGGTCTGCCCGCCAATCGTGCGCTTGACGCAGAACCACACCTCGTCGTCCGCGCCGGAGAGTCCGTAGACGGTGGCGACGGACTCAAACTCGCCGTCGGTCGTGTGCCGGTGCCATGCGACCACGTTCTGGTCGCGCTCGTAGGACATGCCCACCAGTTGGCCATCGCCCCTCACCGCCCAGAGGATGGCGTCCGGCTGCTGTTGGAAAGCCAGTTCGACGATTTCGCCCTCGGTGATGTGTTCGGACAAAACGGTTAGATCCGGCGCAACCCAGCCGTCGCGGTCAAAGTTGTAGGTTAGCTCGCGCACCTTGCGCCCGCGGCGCTGGACGAAAAGCAAGACGTCGTTGAGCAGGATGGCCCGCATGGTCTTGGAGCCGAAAGACGACTGCTTCTGCGCTTGAATGTTGGTCGCGCTAAACGGCTGACCGCTGTCCGCCCCGCCAATCGTCCACTCGTCGCCCGAAGTCCCCAGCATGAGGCGCTTCTGGCTGAACATCCACGCGATGCGGTTGCCCTCGCTGCTGGCCACGCTGAACTGCAACCCGCTGTCGGCGGCGCTGCCCAGTTGGAAGTCCTCAAAGTCGTCGGTCTTGCTGCACCAAACGGTGTTCGGCTGGTGGGCGGTTCCGCCAAAGCACAGGCGCTGTTCGTGGATGGCCACGGCCCGCGGGTAGCCGCGCACACCGGAGAAAGCGGCCTCGCTCCACTGGGCGGTGCCGGTAATCGTCGATCCCAGCCACTTGTCCACCGTGGCTCCGGCGCTGGTGCCGCTGGCCACGCTGTTGATCGTGACCGTCCCTCCGGAATTGAAGTCGGTTGATTCCAAAAACACGCGGGCGTTGGTGTTGCTGCTGTAGTTAAGCACTTGCAGCTTGAGGCCCACGCGCTCGGTTTCGGTGCCGGTCGCGGTGAAGTTGCGGGCGGTGGTCAGCGAGTTGAACTCGCGCACCACCTCGTAGGCGGTGAAGCCCGCCCCGCCGTCCTCGTCCATCTCCCTCTGCGGGATGCGGAGCAGGCGCACGGTGCCGATCCATGTTCCGACGGTGGTCAGTGTCCAGCCGCCTTGGATGTCGAGCGTGGCGGTCGAAGTCTTGTTGCTGTCGATGGTTTCGCTGATCGATCCGCTGCTGCGGGGCCACTGGATAGCCCATTGGCTACCGACATGGCCGCTCTGGAAGGTCGAGGCGCTGGCGGTCAGCGTGGCGGTGCCAGAGGCCGCGGAGGAAGCGATGGTTGTCGCGGTGATGTTTTGGTCAAGGAGCGGAGGATATTTCCACTTCACCGTGGCCAGCGTCCAGTTGGTGTCGGCCAAGCGGGTCAGCTTGCGCGGCGCGTGGTTGGCGTGCGCCAAGTACATGATGTCGTTGACCTGAACATACTGGATTTCGCGCAGTTCACTCTCTTGGTAGGGGCTGACGATTTCCAAAGGCGAGCCGCCGGAGAGGACCGGCCCGTTGTTGCCCCACACGCGGATGTACTGGTGGCCAAACTCCAAAACAAAGCGGGTCGTCACGGAAAAGTTGAATCCGATCAAGCGGCACTGCCGGTCGTCGTTTTTGGCGTTGCCCAGATACTCGGTTCCGGCCCGCCGGTAGACGCCGCCGTAGGGCAGGACGATCATGTTCTCCAAGGTGCGGCAACCGCTGCGGTACTTCTCGACGTCGCTGCGGGCGTCCATGTAGGGCGACAACTCCCCTGCGTTGAGCGCGGTGACGAGGAGGTTCGGCATGGCCTACTGGCTGCTCGGAAACTTGGTGAAGCGGGCGGCGACAAGGTCGCTGTTCGTCCACGGCATCTTGCGGCGCAGACGCTCCTCAAAAGCGTCGGCCATGCGGGCCTTGGGGCCGGTCAACGCCTCGTATTCTTGGAGCAGTTCTTGCGGCATGTTGCGGCTTCCGGTCAGCGGGCCTGCCAAGCGCGAGGCCAGCATGGTGGCCAGCGCGTGAACGAAAAGCGGGTGGTAAAACGATCCGTCCTCGACGCGGGCGATATACCGGATACTGGCCTCCTCGGCGTTGGTCAGAAGGTGGTCGGCCTCGACGCTGAACTCCCCCAGCCTTTCGTTGGGTTCGTAGCCGTTGAGTTGGACGACGCGCAGGCAATCGACCGGCAACTGGTAGGCGCTGGCCCACTCGCTCTGCGGGGCGGTGGCCAGTTGGTTCAACGCGGCGCGGCGCATGGCGAAGTTCCAGCGGTGGCCTTGCAGGACTTCGTCGCGGGTCTGGGCGTAGAAACGATTACAAAACTGGGCCTGCTTGCTGTCGTCGGTCAGCGCCATGATCGGGCTGATGCCCAGCTTGGCCAAAGCCAAGTTGCAGATGGAGGTTTCGTCGGCCATGAAAAGTTAAAAAGTGGCAGGCGTTTAGACGCGGCCTGCCAGCGCGTGTGAGCCGTTAGGGCATGCGGAACGCGAGCAGGAAGCTGATCTTCTTGCCTGCGGTGACCGCGTTGGTGCGGGTGATCGCCGCGATGACACGCTGGGTGTCGGCGGTGACCGCATAACGCGGGAGGACGCTGGCCCCGATGTTCGGGGTGACAGCGGCGGAACCGGCGGTCGAACTGTTCAGCGAGATGGAGGTCGCGCTGTAACGGTCGGCGTCACCGGCGTCCCCGATGGTCGGGAGCGCCACGACGGAGCCGCCCAAGGACGCCTCGTTGTTGACGCGCCACAGTTCGGGCAGCGGGATAGCGCCGACGGGGAGGACGGCAACTTCGATGTTGTCGCCGCTCGCCGCTTCGGTGCCGGTGCATGTGTAGGTCGCTTGCGCGTAGACCACATTGCCGGTGACGAGGTCACCGTCGATGCGGTTTTTGACGTTAAGCGTCAGATCGCTCGGAGCGATGTCGGTGTAGAACGTAGCCATATTATGATTCTCCTATGGTTGGTTGTTGTGGTTTAGAGAACCTCGTCGGCTGCGATTTCGACGACCTTCTTCTCTTCCATGCGGGTCGCGCCAAGGCTGGCCACGGTGCGGATTTGCAGGGCGTGGCTCTTGTCGGCGCGGATGTCCACATGCACCTTGCGACCGGCGTCGGCCAATTTGAGGCCGGAGCGGACGTAGGCGAAGCAGGTGCGGACACCAGTGCTGGAGTTGTAAGGCAGCAAGGACGACGCCACACGGCGGAACTTGAAGCCAAGGAAGGTGTCGATGTCGCCTTGGACAAGAGCCTTGACGCTGTTGAAGTCCGCGGAAGTAACTTCCGTGGTGCGAAGCAGGTCTTGGATCTGTTTGGCCGACACAACAAGGACGCGAGGATCGCTGTCGTCCACTTCCGCCTCGTTGAGGAGGTAAGCGGCTTGGCGAAGTTTCGCGATGGTGAGGCCGCTGTTGGCAGCGACTCCGGTTTCGACGTAATCGACGGCGACCTTCTGCCCAGCGGGCAAAGCGGTCGGGGTCACGCCGGTTTCGCCCGTGTAAGCGGTGCCAAGCGCGGCGTCGATGATGGTCTTGTCGCAGGTCCGCATGTAGGCCATCGCGTGATTGGCGACGGTTTCGGACTGCGGCAGGCTGACTTCGCCAAGGTACTCGGCGTCCCACTCGTCGAAGAGTGTGGCGTGTTCGTACGGGAACGGACGGAGCCAACGCTTGGCGAGGGCGACGTCTTGGATGGTGGTGTCAGCGGCGCGGCTGGTGATACGGGTCATCTCGACCGCGGCCATCTGGTTGAATGTTTTTTCTTTGCCGCGAACGGACTCCACGGACACGAACTCACGCAACTTGGAAACCTTCTGCTGAAGGAGGTGTTCCCAGTTGGAGGTGAACTCCGTCGTGAAATACTGCGGAATTTGAGCAATAGCAGACATAGTTGTTTCTCCTTTGGTTTTGACTAAACCCGCGTCATGCGGATCTCGTCGGGTTGTTGTTGGTTTCTGTCCCGCGGCGCTACCGAGTATCCGTTCCAGACGGGTCGTCGGCCTTGGGTTGCCGTCGGGCAGGCTCAACAAAGGAGGTGTCTGCCTAACTGTCGTGAGAATTACGCCGCGCCGGAAATTGGCGCAAGGGTTTAGTCAAAAATTATTGCGGCACGCCGTCTGCTGCGCTGTGGTGTGTTTGACGAAAGGAGAAACACTATGCACCGATCCCATGAACTTGGGCTGTATTACGGCCCCTACGGAGCGGTTGGCTACGTCGAGCGCGTCAGTCCGAAGTGTCCCGCGGGACGCTTCTGCCTGCGGCGTTTGGTCAGACGTTGGCTAACTTTGCTCGCCTAACAATTTATCAGCGCAGCGCCGCCCACAAAAATCCACCGTTGGCACATCCGTAAAAGAAAAAGATGACGGCCATCGCCGGATCGCCCTGTCTCCACCACCCTACCGCGGTGGCAAAATAAAGCAGGGTGCAGGCAAGGAGCGGCCAAAAGGTCATCCGATCACCCCATCGTTGTGCCGCGCCGCCCACGCGCAGACCTCTGCTGTCAAGCGACCGATCTCGTCCACCGCCTCCTCGTCGATGTCAAAGAGGCGGGCGTGGATCAGTTCATGGGCGATGAGTTCAATGCCGCGGTGGGCGATGGCTTCGGGATGGATATAAATGGTCCGGTCGTCTTTGACGCAGAGGCCGTCGTAGGACTCGCGGGCCGGTGGGCGCTGGATCTTGACGCGCCACGTTTTGCCATCGATGGAAACGCGCTTGGTGGGGGTGCGGCGGGTCATTTGAGTCGGTAGTGCGGGACGGGGCGCACTTTTTCGGCCAGCCGGATGGTGAAGTTGCGTTTCTCGCACAAGCCTTGTTCGGTCATCCGGCGCACCTGCTCTCCGGTCGCGCACTCGCTGCGCCCGCGAGCCTTGGCCAGTTCTTTGACCGTATACCAGCCCTCCGGCACCTCCTCGACCGGCGTACTGGGCTGCGAAAGGGCTTCGCACCACTGGCGCAGTTGCTTGTCGGGTTTCATAGGGGCAATTGGTAATGCGGGTCGAAGACCGCGATGTTGACGATGCAGTGCGTGCCGTTGAAATGCCCGTAGGCTGCGGCATGCCTCCATCCCAGCGTTTGTCGGCGGGTGGCCGCGTATTCGATGTCGAGCTTCACCCCGCACCCGATGTTGTAGCCGGTGGCCTTGGCATGAATGCGGGCGCTTTCCATCGCTACGCGGTGGGTGTGGCCCATGACCACGCTGCGCCCGAAGTATTCCGCGGCGTCCCGCACGGCGCTGACTCCGAAGAGCGCCCCGTGGATAAACGCGGTGTCGCCCAGCAAAAACGCGCAGTCGGCATGCACGCCCTTGTAGGGGATGATCCGGCACTTCATCTTGTCCGCGGCGGTCTGGACCCGATCCAAGATTCCGGTGGCCGCATCACGATGGACGCCGCTGGCGCTATACTGCATTTGCGCGAGCCGCGCCTCATGGTTGCCGAATAGGTAGATGTTCGGTCGCAATTCTTGCAGGAACGCCAGCCCCTGCAAGACGTCGTCGGTCATGCTGGCCCCGTAGTCGGGATCGGTGCTGTCGCGCCGCGCACCGGCCCGCATGTTGCGGACATCAATGGCATCGCCCAGATGCAGGACAAAGTCCGGCTTCCACGCCTCGCGCAGCCTCAAAATGGCATCCAGCGCCCGCGGGTCAGCCTCGGACCCGTGGGTGCAGGTGCAGGCCAGAAACTTCTGCCAGCCCTTGGTTTTGTTGGCCATGACCGTTTATCCGGCGCTGGTCAGCATCCGGCGCACTTGATCGACTACTTCGGCATCACCCTCTTGGTAGCGGGCGTAAAGCGGGTTGGCTTGGTTGGTCATGATGTCGCGGGCGCGGGCGCGGGTGCTGCTCACGCCGGTCTGGTCGCCCGCGACGAGCTTGTCGTCGGAGAGCTTCTCCGCGAGGTTGACGATGGCTTTGACCACCTGCGGATCGACGAAGCCCTGCGAGGAAGGATCGACTCCGGCGGTTACCGCGGCGCGGCGAGCCAGTTCGATTTTCTCCGGCATCTTGTCGCCCCAGACCCGTTGCAGTTCGGTGCGACCGGCCTCAAGCTGCTGTTCGATCATGCCCGCGGCGGCTTGGTTCATCAGCGCGGCCCGCTCCATGTCGAACTTCATGAATTCGTGCATGGCGGCGGCTGGCACGTTGTGCTTGTGGGCCAGTTCCGCGGCCCGCTTGGCCACGTTCTCGTCCCATGTCACGCCCTCCGGCAGTTGCTCCGGCTTGAGTTGGTAGCCCTCCGGAGACTCCGGCACGCCGATGGCCTTGCGGTAGGCGGCGACCTCTTCGGGTGAAGACTTTTCGGTCGGCGGGACAATGGCGTTGGCCTTCTTGCCCAAAAGTTGCTCCAAGCCGTTGAAACCCTTGGCCATCGACTCGACGTCGATTTTGTCGTTGCGCCAGTATTTCTCCGGCACCCAGTCCGGTTTCTCCGTTAGGACTGGTTCCGCGGCGGGCGCGTCGGTAACGCTGGCAGGCGCACCGGAAAGCAGTGTCCCTTCGGTTGTCGTGTTGGTGTTAGCAGCGGGTGCGGTGGACGCGGGAACAGCGGCGCTGTCCGCGGTGGTGCTGGCGGCTGGGGCGGTGGTGGTTGCATCAGTCATGGTGGTTGGTGTTGTTGGTTATTGTTTTGACTAAACCTCGTTTAGCGGAGGACTTCGGTGGTTGGACGCTCGACGTCGGCATCTCCGACGACGGGCAGGGAAAGTTTGTAGTCGATAAAAAGCAGCACCTCGCGCTGGCCATCGCGCACCGCCGCGGCGATGGGATCAAAGGGCCGTCCCACGGTGCGCTCAAAGGCGGGCCGGTTAATGCGGAAATAGGCTTTGAGGTTGTCGAGGACGACCTGTCCATCCTCGCTGGTGAAACAGCGATGGTAGGCGTTGTTGATGCGCTGGAGGCTTTTGCTGCGCTCCAGTTCTTTGGTGTCGGTCATACGCCGGAGGCTTGATTGAACAGTTTACCCAGTGCGGAATCCTGCTTGACGCTTCCGGCCTTGCCCGCGGCCTCGGCCATGGTGAGCATTTCCTGCTGCTGCTGCATTTTCATCTGCGCCTCGGCGCGTGCGGCGCGGGCCTGCTCGACCTCGTCCTCCTCGGCCAGCCAGTCGGCGGGCAAACCGTCGTTGCGGGCCGTCTCGCGGGAGATGACGTCCCACTTGAAGTTGTCGAGTACCTCCGGTCGCACCTGCGCGATGATCGCGTTGCGCTCCATCGTCCTTGCCAAGGAAAGGTTTTGCATGGCGCGGATGGCCAAGGCCACTTTGGAGACATAGCTGACTTCCGGCTCTGGAATGATCGGCTGGCCCATCTCGTCCATGAGGATCGCGTCGGGCGGCGGGGGTGGGAAATGCCCGTTGCGGATCAAGATGCCGAAAACCCCGCGGAGCATGGGCGAGAGTAGTTCGGTCGTCTTGCGGGTGAAGCTGGGCGAGAACTGGACGAGCTTTTCACTGGCCCGCTCGGCCACTTCGGTCGCGGTCATGTTGGCCCGCTCCAGCGAAGCGAACATGCGGAACATGTCCACATGCATCGCGGTGTTGATCGCGGTCGTCTTGCGGTTCTCGCGCTCCAGCCCGATCTGGTAGTCGCCGCCGGTCGCCCACTCCTGCGGGACCGCGTTGGGCTGGGTCGGATCGAAGTAGGTGACGCCCCCCGAACGCAAGTCGATTTCCCCTTCATGGGTTGCGGGCATCAAGAGGCGCGGGAAAGCCTTGAGTTCCGCGAGGGCGTCAAGTTGCTTGGAAAGGAAATTCAACTGGCGGCACTCCGGAAGGGCCATCCACGCGGGCGAGACGCCATAGACGCCTTGCTGCGACTTCACATGGCGACCGGCAAAAAAGGGTTTCTCGTCGTAGCCGCTGTTGCGCGTGACATGCTTGTTGGTCTGGTCAACGTAAACCGACGCCCAAGGCTTGTTCGGGCCGTCTTCCTTGCCCCGCTCGCGCTCGGCCTCGGTGCGCTTGTAGACCGCATGAACAAACTTGTATTTGACTGTGCCGCCCTTGCCGCTCTTGCGGATCTGCTCCAGCTTCTTCTTCATGTCCGGAGCAAGGTTGTCCTCCCCGAACTTCTCCGCGGCTTGCAGGATGGTCAGTTCCAGTTCGCGGAAGACGGTGTTGATCAGACCCTCGTCGTCCTCGGCCAAGGAATAGGTGCCAATGTCGAACTTGGTGAAATTGAGCGGGTGCGTTACGCCCTTCTCGACGAACATGCAGTAAGTGCCAAAGACACTGTCATCGTAGTAAAGTTCATGCAGTTCGGTGTAGACGTTGCTGGTGGCGAGGAGCAACTGGGTGGCCTCCGAACAGCGGGAATACCATTGCTTGGCCTTGTCGCTCGTCACGCCATTGGGCGGCTCGTAGACGAACCAGCGCGAGTCGGCGGGCGTGATGTAGGCCAGTTGACCGTTGGCCAGCGTAGCCGCGGCCTGCACGCCGGAGGTGTCGAAGAGGACGTCGTGGCGCGAGCTATCCGGCACGCTGCGCTTGCTGCTGATCTCGGCTTTCCTTGGCAGGAAATATTCGGCCAACTCTTGCCAGTGCGTGTCCCACGGGGCGCGCTCCGCGGCGAGGTCTTGGTTCCTCGCCAGCACCCAGTCAGCCAGTTGGACGTTGTCTTTCACCACATGTCGGGGTCGTTAGCCGCGGCAATGAGCAAGACGATGCCCACCGCAAAGACGGCCAGATGGAAAACAAGTTCCATCCATTAGCCCAAAAGCGAATTCGGGCCTGCGCCCGTGGCCGGATTGGTGTAGCCGCCGGTTTCGCCCGCGAGGATCGACTTGCGGTAGCCCTCGCGTTTGCCTGCGGCTTGGCGCTGTTGATCGGCCATTTCGCTGGCGCTCATGTTCTGGGCTTCCGGTGGCGGCGGCGGTGGCGGCGGAGGAGGAGGAGGCGCGGGCATCTGCACCGGAGCAGGCATGGCGGGCATGTGCATCGCGGGCATCTTGGGCGGCTTGCGCGAGCCGCCCCCGCCGAAGTGGCAGCGGCAGGTTTGGTCAATCTTGGACGAGTTGTAGAATCGCATATTTTTGGATGAGTTTGTCGGTCGAAAAGAAAGTCAGCGGATGACCGCTCCTCTCCCATGCGACGAGCGGAAGATAAAACGGGATGTGGCGCAATAGTTTTTTGACTAAACCCTGCAAGCCAAGGTCGTCGGCCAAGGCGAAGGCGTAGATATACCACGCATCGCACGCAATTGGCGGGAACTGGCACCAGACGTCGTTGATCACTTCCTGCGGCGCTTGGCTGCACACGGGACGCGCCATCATCACGTACTCCGGCGTCGAAAAAAAGTAGCCGTGCGCGAGGTGCGCCATCATGTCCTCCTCAAAGGTCCGCGGGGAATCCGCGGTGTAAAGCATCTTGCACTTTTGAATCGGCGTCATCGTCGCACCACCGTCCTGCGGTTCCAGTCGAGGTCGCGGATGCCGGTCGTGACGACCGTCGGTCGTGGCGTGGCAAAGCCGGTCTTGAGCATCCCCGCCATCTCGGCCTCGGCTATCATCCGCAAGGCGTCCGCGGCGTGGCTGGCCCAGTTGTGGACTGGCTCGTTGACCACAATGCCGGTGGCGCTCGACCGCTTGTAGGCGTAGTTGGCCAGTGCGTCCAAGCCACGCTCGCAAGCAGGCAGGCGGAAGCTGAACCGCGGGAACATTTGCAGACAAGCATTGATCCCGATCCAAATGTCGTGCGTCCGCGGCAGGACGCGCACGTTGGCCAGACCGGCCTCGGTGTAGACTTGGGCGTCAGCCTTGCCGCTGGTGCGTGTCGCCGCGGCATCGTGAGGCAGGAAATGCGCCCCGTAGCTATATCCCTTGGCCAGCATGTGACCGACGCGCTGGACAGGCGTCATGTCCAGATCCATGTCGCAGTCGATCACCCGCACCTCGTTGCCGCGGATGACTTGGAAATACCAAACGACCGTATTAACCGGCGAACCCAGATCCCACGCGGTATGGACGAGTGTGCTGTTGTCGTATTTGAAGGCGGATATGGCACCGGAGGCGCGGAGCTTGTCCATTTCGCCCGCGTAGATCGCGCCCTCGACTGGACTCTTGAAACACTCGTCAAGCGTCGTGGGGAACTCGCGGAAGATGAAGAGGCCAAGGTCGCGGGACTGGCGGTCATACCAGAGCCGCTGTTGCGGCGTGAACGTGTGGCCGGTCGTCTGCTCCATGTTGTCCAAGTATTGACTGATCGCTGGACTAATCGTGGACACATCGCCTTCGACAACATAGGTCGGGTCGCGCCACCACGGGAAGAAAACGACGCGCCAGTCCTTGTCGGTCTTGGCCTCTTCCGGCGTCTCCAAGGCACCCTTGACGATGTCCCATAAGTGGCCCCCTCTCCCACCCTTCCAAGTGGTTTCAATGATGATCCGGCCATGCTCGGCGCTGGGGATCGCGCCGGTCAAAATTTCCTCACTGCGCCGCGGGTCGTCGGCTTGAATGACCCCCCACTCGGAGAGGTGGAGCCAGTTGTTGGTGCCGCCGCGGGCGCGAAGTCCGGCAAAGAACGACGACGCGGCCTCACCGGCCACACTGACCTCAAGGATGGAGCCGCTGTCGCGCACCTTCTCAATGCACTGCAAGGCGACCGGCGGGAGGTTGTCCAAGGCGACTTTGGCAATCGTGGCCAGCTTGCGCTCGGCATCCGCCGCGGTCTGATCGACAAGCGAGCATTGTGTTCCCGCGTTCCACAGCATCTGGTCGGTCAGCAGGACGTCAAGGGCGGTGGACATGCCCAGTCGCCGCGCTTTCAAGATGATGAGGCGCTTGACGCCCTCTTTGAAAAGCATGTCGTAGACCCGTTGCTGCTCCGGCCTCGGCGCAAACTTGATGATGCGCCCGTCGCTCGCCTGCTTGATGTGGTAGAGGTTGCGAAGCCGCCAGAGCGGGTTGGCCAAGTCGTCGGTCGTCACGCCGGTTTGTCGGTGGCTTTGACGATTCCGCGGAAGACGCCAACAAACTCGTCGGTGAGGTCGTGCTTCACCTCGGCCTTCTCCGGTTCGGCCAAACCCAAGAGTTTGACCAGTTGGGTTTGTGAAGTCACCGCGACGTTCAGTTCGTTGCGGTCTTCGGCCAGAGACATGAACCGCTCGTAGCGGGCCTTGGCCTTGGCGATTTCGTATTCCTTGTCCTTCTCGTAGGCTTCCTTGATCTGGTCACGCGCCGCGTAAATGTAACCGCGGGCCGTGCGGTCGCAGACTCCGTATTTTTGGCGGCAATAGGCAACAACGTCAGACTGCGTCACGCCCTTGATGATATAGTGTTCTACATCACGGACGCGCTGCTCAAATTCGGCTTCGGGTATAGCTGCCATGCGTCTTTTCTACTCTGATGGTCAAACTAAAACATTGACCGCGTTTTGACTAACCCGCTCTATCTTATTCGTCTCGCTTACGCTCGCCTCAACTACCATGAGTATTCCCTCGGTATTTCCTCTTTGAACTTGTCCGTCGGTATTTCGATGACCGGCTCGTTGTCCGCGCTGGTGCGTCCGGTGGTGCCGGTGCGGTTGACGTAACCGATCTCGTAGTGGTCGCCGTTGATCCGGTGGCTGAAGATGCCCTCCTCCCATTCGACGAGCAGGACGGTCGGCAGCACCTCGGCAAACTGCTTGGCATGGATGAACTTTTGCAGCGACCACATGAAGGTCGGATACTTGTCCTTCGCGTTGTTGCGATGCCTTGCCTCGACAAAGCAGACCGGCCTCCGGCCCCGCATGAACATGGAGTCCACGGGGTAAGCCTTGGAGCAAAACGCGGTGCCGAATCCGTGCTTGGCGGCGACGGCTTCGACGATCCGCGCTTCGGTGCGCCGGTCTGCTTGTGTCTCGTGCAGGATCAATCAGTTGACTCCTTGAAATAACAGCGCGGCTCGCTGCTTAACGTGATGCTCGTTGTGGTGCTTTACGCACAGCCAGCGGACATCAAGCGGACGCGAATAATCGTCGTGGTGCGCTTGAACCTTGGAACAACCGCACACTTCGCAGGGTTGTTTAAACATTTTCCCATCGCGCACGGCGTTGTTTAAGCGTCGAACTGCTTTTATCTTTTCTGGGTTGCGCCTTGCCCACTCTTCGGCACTTTTTGAGCCATAGCATTTGACTACACCGCTACTTCTGCGCCGCTGCTCTTTCACGCGCTGGCGACCTCGCTCGTTAAGCACCCAAAACGGGTCTTGCATCATGTTTTTGTAACGAGCGGCGGAATCCTGCTTTGTGCATTGCTTGCACTTGTTTAGCGTGCCGTCGCGCATGCGCGGATGCGTGTAGAACTCGCGCATTGGCTTTAACTGGCCACATTTGAAGCACGTTTTCATTGCATCAGAATGGGATCGAATCCCCGTCTTCCGCTTCGTCCGTCACCCGCGGTGTCTCCACCTTCGGTGCGTTGTAGTTGCTGCCCTTCTCCTTGGGTTGCCACGGCGGGCCAAACTTCAGCGAGAGGAAGTCCTTCCCGCTTTTGCTCGTTTGCTCCCAGATGCTGATCTCGTAGTCGCGGCCTTCGATTTTGACGGGGCCGCTCCACTTTGGAGCTTTTGGATTATCGCTCTGGCGCGGGAAAGCCGCGCCTCGGTTGTCGTCGTTGTATTGCATGTGTTTGTGTTGTTGGTTCGGATATCCAGCGTGCCGTTGGGCAGTGCTGAAATTTGATCGCTGCGGAAGTGGCAGATCGCGCCGTCGCGTTCCATGGCGACGGTCCAGATGTCGTTGGCCAGTCCGCTCTCGCGGCTGACGATGATCGCCCATCCGTAGCCAATGGGCGTCTCGACGGGGAACGGGCGTTGCAGTTCCAGCATCATCGGAAAAAGTTCCGGCGGGCCGCGGTTAGCGCAATACCGCGGCGACCCCCCACACAATGCTGTTCCACCTTCCCCGAATGAGGTGATGGCCAGATATGAGTTGGCGCAGCCTTGCCGCCGGAAAGTTTCATGGTCGTTTTTTTGTTTTGACTAAACCTCTGCGAAAATGCTGCGGATTGCGCTCCATCCACGCGACCACTTCGCCGGTATTGGCAACTTCACCAGCGCGGAAGGCGTTGTCAGAAACGAGATAGCAATGCTCGGCAAGGATGTTCATCACCGTGATCTCGTCGTCGTGGAGGACATGCTCAATGTAGCTCTCCAGCGTGTTGGGCATGTGTGGATTTTAGGGGTGTGGTCAAATGGAATCATGCCGCCTCCTTTGCCGCTTCCAGTCGCAGCCCGTAGTCGCGCAGCCCGTCGGCGTCTACGATGACGCTCCCGTGCCGCATGAGGCGCGAGGCAATGCGCGTGTCGAACTTCGCGGCAATCTGCTTGCGGTTGTAGTTGGTCGTGATGACCGTCCACTTGCGGAGCCGCCGGTCGAGTAGGTCGCCCATTTTTTGGACGGCGAACTGGGTCGCCTCCCCGTCCGCTCCCGCGGAATCCGTCCCAAGGTCGTCGATGACCTTGAACCAGTCCTCCGCGGCGACCTCCAGCCGGTGATACTCGCCGGAGCGTAGCTGCGAAAGCAGGCGTGACCAGCGGCACATAAGCGGACCCTCCTGCGCGTACGTCCACAAGGACGACACGCCGTCGCGGCCTTGCCGCTCCCGCTCCCGCTGGTAGACGGCGCGACCGTAGTCCTTCATCCACGCGACGATACGCTCGGCCAGATAGGTCTTGCCGCACCCGCTCTCGCCCACCAGCACCAGCCAGCGCGGCTCTGCGCCACGCACAACGTCGGCAATGAACTCGCGGGCGCTGCGGAGCATGTTCTCGGCAATGACGCGCTCTGGGGCCGTTTCCGCGCCCGTAAGGTGCCATTGCCAGTCCCAGTCCGGTTGCGGTTTAATAACGCTCCGGTTTGTTGACTCCGCTATAGCTGCGGATGCGGTCTGCACCGCTTGTGCCATTGTTTGCATGGGCGTGTCCTTTCCTTTGGTTGTTTTGAAATGACGAAGCGTAGTTGGCCAGCGAGGCGCTCCACTTGGTCATGTTCATGGGTTGACCGCTGCGGAGCGTCCACCCGCCCTCCGGCGTCAGCGGGCGCTCCTCGCAGGCGTTGAAGAACTTGGTGCAGACGTCGGCGGGGATCTGGCGTTTGCGACCTTCCTCAATCACCTCTTCCAGCGTGGGCAACGTCACCGCACTCGCACTCGCACTCGTATCCGAATACGCATACGAATACGGGCGCATTTGCTCGCAGTTGCTTGCATCTGCGTGCATTTGCTCGCAGACGTCCGGCGGCTGCGGGAACTTGCTGTGCTGGGCGCGGGGTTTTCCTCCGAACTTGGCAATCTCAAGGCATTGACGCCCATCGACTTGGTACACTCGGAGCAGTTTGGCCTGCTGGCATTGCTTGATCCAATCCGCGACCATGTCCGGCTCAACATCCCGCCGGAGCGGGAAAAGCATGTTGGCCAGCATGGCGGGGCTGGCGTGGTAGCGACCGAAGTCGTCGGCGCGTAGCATGAGGCGCACAAAGAACCGCTCGGCCCCCGCGTCGAGCGCATCGATAGCGGGAGACTCCAGCAGCCCTTCGCGTAGGATTCTATTGGGCATATGGGTAAACAAAAACCCTCTGAACCGCCGCCGCTGAAAGAAGGCACACAGCGGCCCACGGCGACGGATCAGAAGGTTGGTTGTTGTTGGTTTTCATACTGTGTTTACCGCTTTCAGACGGTTCGTAAGTTTTGACTAAACCGGAGGCTGTGGTCAAATGACTCACAGCGCCTCCTTCAGCGTGACTTCAAGGTAGGGTTCCTCGGTGCGGCACTTCTCCGCGACGAACTGATCGACTAACGCATCATCCGTGATCCATCCGGCGGGGCGGAGGCAGTCTAAAACCCCTTTTGCGAGGTTATCGATGTCGGGCCTTTTGCCATGCCGCCGCTCGTTCGGTCGGGCCTTCGTGCGACCGAAGGCAAACTTCAGCTTGATCAAGACCGGATAGTCTATCGGCTTGCGCGGTGCGTGTTTCTTGAGCGCGGCCACCAGCGCGTTCTGCGCGTCGGCCACTTTCTTCTTCGTGAAAAACATGGGCTTACCCCCGCGGACGAACACGCCCTTTTGCTGGGCGGTGACGGTCGAAGGCTCCCCGTCGATAATTGCAGTGATCATTGTGTGGGTTGTTTCTTGCGCCGCGGTGGACGCGGTTTGGGCGTACTAATCCGGCGGCGAACGAATCCCTCCGGCAGACCAATTTCGATGAGGGCGGCTTGGAGGTCTTGGTCGGGAACCTCCGCGCCGTGCTTGAGCATGTCGTCGAGCGCATCGCTTCGGTCGGGAACCATGCGGAGGGACAGCGTCTCCCACCACACGATCCGCGCCGCTGCGTGCCGCACGGGCAGCGCCAGCGCCATTAGACGCTGACGCCACTCCGCGGGCGTGATGCCTCGGCTCCAACGTGGAACGTAGGCTTTGTCGCTCATTAGAGGGCGCTCTCCGCTTGCTTTGCCGCCCACGCCGGAAGCGCGAGCGTAGTAATGTCTTGCGTGAACGACGGCCAGTGGTCTTCCGCCATGCAGTTCTTCACCAGCGCCAGATCGCGCTGATACTGCTTGCGGCCCCAAGCGATGGCGTCTTGATCCAGAGCGTAGACGGCGACCGCGTAGGGCGGCGTCTTCTCCACGCACACGAACAGGAACTCCGTCTTGTCGATCCCCAGCAGTTGGCAGAGGTCGAGGTAGTATGCGGCTTGGACGTCGTAGCGATAACTCGCCACGCTCTTCGCCATCATGTCCGCGTCCGCTGACTGGCAGCTTTTGATATCGACGATGACGTTGCCAGACTCCGGTAGCGCATCGATCCGCGCCTTGCGAAGGACGCCGTCTTCGCCACTTGCGAATAGCGAACACTCGGTCTTCGCGTTGGCCAAGACGCGCTTGACCGCGGGGTGCGACCAGACGCTCTCGCGCATGCCGGTGATCGTGTCAGCTTCCTGCGACGTTATGATCGGCAATGTCTGCGCTGCTTTCCATTCTTTGCCTTCTTTAGTGGCAAGATTCATGCCCGCGGGTTTGACAACCCAAGCGCCGGAAACCGTCTCCGGTTCCAAGATGGCGCGATGGATCATCTGGCCCAGCCGCATGGCCGGTGTCGTTTCGACGCGGAGCAGCCCGTCGATGTATGCCTTGAAGTGCGCGGGCGTCCGCGGCGGCGCGATGTAGTCGAGCGCCGATTTGCTGATGCCCTCCGCTTCGCGGTATTGCTTTTCCGGTAACGAGAGGATGCCGCTGTTCATATTCCGGCCTCCTTCGACGCGGCGTTAAGCGCATCGCTTTGCGTGCGCCGATGTTCCAACTCGGCCATGAACTCGGCCACCATGTGGTCGCCGGTCAGCCGGTCGGTCAGCGTGTCAAGCCACTCGACGGCCCAAACGAGGTCGGCGTTCATTTCCGCACCTCCGCAAACAGTTCGCCGGTCGCCTTGTCGTTGAGAGCGGCGCGTTGAGACGGCTCCGCGGCGGTGTCGAAGAACTCCGCGGCGGTTGTCACCTCCGGCAGCACTACGCTGGACGCGACTTCGCGCCCGCGGGCCACCTTGACTTGGTAGTCGGCCACCTCTTCGCGGATGCCCAGACCGCGCAGCGCGTCGGGGAAGGCATCGCGGAGCGCCCAGCTACGCGCCCTCATCTGGAGCATGCGGCTGGGGTATTGCTGCCAAGGCCCGCTCTTGCCCCAGAGTTGCGCCTTCTTCGCGTCAGCCTCGGAGAAGGTGCGGACGACCGGCGAGCGGTCGCGGCGCTTTACCACGCATGTCGCGGTGTTGCCCTCGACCTTCTCATCGATGTCGAGAAACGCCGGATGCGCCGTCGCAATGGCCAGTGCGGTGTCTCCGTAAACCACCGGCTTGCCGTTGACGATGGCGATGGACTGGAGCGCCTGCATGGGTGCGAGGCCCAGTTCCAAGCCATGCTGAACAGCGACCATGACCGCTTCGGGACTGCTAAAGCCCTTGGGCGCGAGGCCACTGTTGACGACCGCCTTGCAAAAGCGGCCAAGTTCATCAAAAGAGCGCAACTGCACTCCGTGGGAGTCGAGACTGATCTCGACCGGTTTTT